GAACACATTAATGTCTAGAAGATCTTCTACGATACTTCTACGGTCTGCTGCAGGTAAACGCATGAAAGGGACATAGTTTGTAGATCCAAGAATAACCACCTGACAGAATGACTTGTAATTCATCTTTAGTATGGTTTCTTCCAACATCTTCTGATAGTCTTTGGATTTAGCATCCTGATCCATCATCTTGCCAGACTTATAGACCTCAAAGATCTTTGGTGCAAGTCCTCTACGGATCTTGTATTCCACACCACCAGAAAGAAACTCAATCTCAACAAGACAATCCTTCTCATTGATTGAGTTTGGTAATTGGGGAATATTGATATTTCGATATGGCTTACCGAATAGAACAAAAGTAATAGCGTCAAGAAGAGTGGTCTTGCCTGCACCATTTTCACCACTGATCAAAGTGGTTCTATTCTTATCTAAGTCTATTTCCGTGAAATTATTTCCTGTTGATAGGAAATTCTTCCATCGCACTTTTTTAAATGTAATCATAACGAATAATTAAAAAATCACCTTGTTGGGGTTTTTGGAATACTTCTTCTACGACGAAGAGATATCTTCCTTCTTCTCTGTGCTCGCATTCTCTTGGTGCGTGCTTTTCTTGCTGATCGTTTTGCTCTTCTCTTTAGTTTATTCAATTGTGAGGAAGGCATACGGCGACATGTTTTGTTAATTTTCTTCTCACCGGGTTTGCAACGAAATAGAACCTTACGCTTGCCCTTACGAACAACTACTTTTCGTTTGGCAATGCCTTCTTGAAGGTCTTTTAATGTGTAAGTTTCAGACGGTTGCTCCATTTGCTATTTCCTCTTTACTATTTAGTAAAGAATTTTCTTTGAGTCCTTCCATAAACCAGTATGGAGTATTACCAGTTTTCCACTTAGCAAACCTGGCTTTTTCAAAGATATAATAATCACGATATGCCTTAATTGCATCAATATTCTTGTACTGATCTGGCATCGCCTGTGCAAAGGGGGTCAGTTCATCAATTTTAAGACCCACAGGTGGATGTCGAAACAGCCAATGTGCCAATTGCTCTGCTTTGTGCTGCTTATTGTACCTCTTTGTATATTCTGAACAAAGAGCAATCGTGTGCTTCGTTAGCCAGTCATAGTTTCTTGTTGATTGTCTTGCCCAGATTGTACAAGGATGGTTGATCATTGTGGACTTGTAGATATAAGAATCTGTGGTCGAATCTTCCAAAACATAATAGGCATATCGTCTACCATTTTTGGTTTGTCGTTCCACTTTCTTACCATCCAGTACTCTATGTGCTGTTGATAGTAATTGACAACTCTCCAGAATCATCTTAACAATATGCTTATCGCACATGTATTCTGCTGCTGTTGTGGGATTCTTATCTAATACAAATATGTTCATTGTGAGAGACTTTCCATGTATAATTCATGAATAATATTTTTTAATTTGTTTTTGTTTTGTACTTCTTCCATAGCATCAATTTCTGCGTTGATGATTGTAAGCGTATCCTTGGTATTGTCAACCGTTTGTTCTGAACTTAGTTCAACATTGTTCTCTTCAATGATATTGAGACTTGCTACAGCATTAGCATACATCGAATCCAAGAACTTGTCAAATATATAAGGTTTGGTTTTATTTTCTACAATTAGTTTAACAAAACAATTTTTATACTTTGTGAAATCAGTCTTCAACATATCCTTCTCTGCGTCGTTATATCGAATAGCATAGAATATGCGATTTGGGTTTTCAATGAATTCTAGTTCACGAGTTTCCGTATCAAGAATATGGAATCCCTTGTTTTCTCTAAGATCAGAGAAAGTTATCTGATATGGAGTACCCAGATATGAAACATTCTTTTCGTTTTGCTTGCAATGAAAGTGTCCAGAATATACAGTTTCAAAACGAGAAAGAATAGCAGGACTCATACCATCTTCATGCTTCACCCCACGGAGAACTTCAAATCCTGTCAGTTCGAAATGACCCATAATAAAAGGCGAAGTCGTAGTTTTAATAAAGTCCAAACTCTTTTCATAATTTTCCTTATTGATCCAGGGAACTAGGGCAATAGACAAACTACCCAGTTGAAGGTTTATTGGTTTTTCTACAATATTAATTTTTGTATTATTGAATAACTGATTAATAGAATTAATCTCGTTTGTATTTTTGTAATAGGTGTCATGATTTCCTAAAAGACACCACAACTCAAACTCTCCAGAGTCAAAGTGACTAATGAATCTCTTCTTGACTTCTGCTAGCGTCTGAAAGTTAACAAACTTACGACGATCCATGAGATCACCAAGATGTAGTACATCCTTGATGTTGTGATCACGAAGATACGGAAAGAATTGATTCTCAAAGAAATCCAAAAAGTAATTTAAAAATAACGGCGAATCGTTTCGTACACCAAAATGTGTATCACAAATAATAGCGACTTTCATTTAGTCCTCCATAAAGGATTCTAGTGTCTTCTTCTTACGCTTCTTACGCTTCTTCTGTGTCTTTTCTTCGTCTTGCTTTTTATAGTTTTCTTGTTCTTCTTCACTAATACCGATTGCTTTTAGATACTGACTAAAATCACCATCATGATCCATAGATTCTAAGAACTTATACTTGATATAGTTTTGTTTCTTTTCTTTTTGGATTCTGCGAAGAAATGCATAATATATGATCTGAGTAAAGTATGAGAATGGATTGTTTGATTTATCGGGATCAAAATTTTCACAATACATTAAACAATTTTCTATACCATCTCCAATCATTTCGTCTTTAAATGGGTAGTTCATGAAGTTTGGTTTCTTAGAAAGATTCTCTGCTATTTCAAGAAAACAACGACCGATATATTCTGTTATAGGAGGGAGTCCATCCTCTACCTCTCTTGCTTCCTTTACTTGCTTCTTCCACTCCACCATCTCAGCATAAAACTTCTTATTATCAATATAGTGAGACTTTACCTTTGGTGCTTTCTCTTTTACTACTAAGACATCTTCTAATATGTCTGTTTGTTTTTTGGATTTCTTCTTCTTTTTCTTTTTCATAATATACTCCCTGTTATATAAGGATCTTACACCATCTGGAAAGATTTTCAAGCAAAATCTATTGACATTCTCTTTTCGCTCGTTACACTTAGTGTGTCACGGTTCACCTAATGATCTATTCTAGATATAGTCTTTAGGATCAGGACTCCAATCAGACCAATCATTACCGAAGTCGTTGGGGTTCTTTTTATTTTTCTTTTGAGGAGGCTTATTAGAAGAAGGATCTACCTTCTTCTTTTTCTTTGCCTTCTTACGGGGTTTAACCTCTGGGAAAAGATCTTCATCCTCAAAATCTTCTTCTTCCAGATTTTCCCATGATTTGGCTTCTGCCATCATATCAATTATTTCTTCTGCCATTTCTTGTGGAACACTAAATGTTACATTAACATTTTCTGATGGTACATTTGAATTTTGTGTTGTAGGAGTACCCATAATCTCTTCAGTCATATCTTGAAGATTTTGTGCTTGTTGTTTTATTTGAGGATTGTCTTCTTTTTCTTTTTCTACATCATAACAAGCAGATATTTTTGGATCTGGCATTGAAATAGCAATAATACCATCTGCAGCAATTTCAATTATTCTATCAATACTATAATCTATCCATGACTTGAACACTACCATTTCAGTGTTTGTCATTTGATTTTGATCTACAAGAACTACAGTTTTAAATTGCATTGGTCTTTCAACAACCAATGTCTTTTTTCTAATCTCTAGAACTTTAGCAATTAAGGAATCACCGTTCTTGAGTTTAATTAATCTGTATCCGTTATCTTGCATATGCTCTCCAATTTTATACTTAACTTCTTATGTGAGAACTTCTCGGATTCATATATTTTTAATCGCTCATTATAATGACGAAGAGTGTGATTTTGATAAGACTTCCAATGTAGGTCGTCTGCTATATCAAATAGTCTAGCCTTATCTTTATGTTCAGACTTTCTTAACTGTCTGCCAATACTCTGTAATACTCGTATTCTACTCTTGGATGGAGAAGAGAATACAATATTATGTAGTCTTCGGATTGAGATGCCTGTAGAGAAGGTTCCGTATGAAGCAATGATGATTGCGTTGTCTTGTTTTTCACATAACTTACGAACATCTTCACGCATCTCAACATCAGTACCACCATAGACAAAGAAAACTTTCTTATCCTTAGTATTTAGTTTCTCTATGAGTTGGTGAAGAACCATGCCATGTTTTTCTACAAATTGAAACAGAACAAGTGTATTGCCTTTTAAATTCAAAGCAAGATTTGAAATAAATTCATTTCGTGCTTGATTTGAAATTAACCAATCTATTTCTTCTTTATATGTTAATTTTTTAATTGCTCTTCGTACTTCTTCTGGATATTGAAGAACTAAACAATCAATTGATAGTTCAGAAAGAATATCTTTATTCATTAATTCTTTTGTAGTAGTAACTTTCTTTACTCTACCAAACAATCCTTCAATTACCAATTTGTGTGTCATGCTACCATCAAGTGTACCAGTTGTACCAATACGCCAATCGCAAGTTGTTAATTTAGACATGATAGCACTTAAAGATTTGGATTTGAATAAGTGACATTCATCTCCAATCACTGCTTCAAATTGATCAAAGTATTTCTTTGGCATTTTGTAGATACTTTGCCAAGTTGAAATAATAATTCTCTTATCAGAATCCTTGTCCTGACCACCGTGAATCTTATGACAATGATCTCTAGTCTTCCAACCAGTCTTGGATGAGTATTCAAAAAAGTCTGAATACATCTGGGTGACTAGGGATATGGTTGGGACGATTATTAGTATTTTTTTATCTTCTGGTAGAAGATTTAACAAATAACGACATAGGACATATATGATTAGACTCTTACCCGACCCTGTAGGGGACAATAGAAGGCTCCTACGCTCGTTTAAAGCGTGTAGGATCGCTTCCAACTGGTGCTGGTGGGGTTCTAGACGCTTTCCTGCAGCGTGGGGGTTCAGAGTCTTAATATACTCTATAACCTGTTCAAGAGTAATTCTATCTTTATTTTTTGTAATTCGGTTCTCAACCGAATACGATCTATCCTTTGCAAACTGGAGAACATAATCCTCAAGTCCTGCATAGATGGTCTGTCCGTAGATGTTATACAACTTGATCTGTCCGTCCCACAGTTTGTTCCTGTAAGCGGGCATGAACTTATGTCCGGGGACTTGGAAGGTAAAGTAGTCAGATAACTCCTTTGCAAAACTTCTATCACAGTCCACCTTTATATAAACAGAGTCTAACGGTTCAATCACTAAATCCATATACAAGTATTTATCATATACTTCCGTTGAGGAACTTACGCCAAGAGATAGCGTCGCGTATATGAAACTGTCGATTTGTGATTCCCTTAAGAATAGAACTCAAATAATCTACCTTTTCTTCTTGAATTGACATCTTGTTCTTTAATTCAATTAGATCCTTATCGGCATCCAGATAAATGTCTACATCCTGACGAAGAATCTTTAGATCAAATGGTTCCCATCCAAGTTCCTTTAATTGATCCTCGCTGAGTTTACCACAATAGTATTCCCATTTGAGTTTGAACATCTTGGAATAGTTTGTCTTATATCCCTGATATCGCAACTTCTCTTCATGATAAAAGTTGAGATACTTGTTATGCAACTGAGGAATACGCAGAGACTCCTTATCGAGTTCTGTGTCGTCAAACTTCATGTCTTGTTTTGCTTGTTCAATTAGTTCATTTAAAGTCATGATGTAAGTATATCACAGATTACGAACTAGTCAAATTTTCAAGATAATAACCACTATATGCAAATGATACTTGGCATGTAAGTGGTGTGACATCTGAAATATTTGTTTCAAATTGTATAGCACCTAATGATGTTGGGAAACAATCTTTCAAATGAACTGCAAAAAATGGTTTAGATGAATTATTTAAAACAACCAAAGTTGCATCTGAATAATTATCTGGATACTTTTCGTATCTATTTGAGAAATTTACAGTTGGTGGAATTTTAATTAACCAATCATGTAATTGTTTCCAGTTTGACATATCTTCACTTAATGCAAATGACATATCAAAATTATCATAAGTCAATCCTCCCATCGGTCTACGAACGGGTGTAGCAAATGGTGTTGGTTGTATATATTCATTTATTGAAATTCCTGGTAGATTTGCTGCTTGGCAAAAATAAACTATATGTGGAATTCTATGAAATACCACACGAAACTTATTTGCACTTAATGGATTAAGTGTTTGTGGTTCTCGTGCTGTTATTGATTGATATATGATATTATCCATACAACTATTTATGCAAATGATAAGGGGAGGTCTTTCGACCTCCCCTCTCGTTCAGAAACTAGACTCTATCAAGTACCACCGTAACTTGCATC